CCACCATTACCAAATTGTAAATCTATTGTATTATCTGAATTTACTTTTACCGAAAATCTACGAGGTACTTTTTGTACTTCTAAAATATATGGAACAGAACCTGAAAATTCATTTAAATCTGAATTGTATGATGTGTTTGGTTTTTCAACAAAAATACTTTCTTGAGCCAAATAAGGAACTTCGTAAAATATTTCATTTGTATCTGAATCTACAATAGAATTTATTCCTATAATATTGGTATCCGATAATGTTGTAGATGGATAATCGGTATCCGTTCCTTGAAATGTAATTGAAGTAGAAGTTTGTCTTGCAGATATTGCTTTTACTGTTTTTGAAATTAAATATCTAGTTGGATTACCTTGTGTATCTCTTTCAAATACACTAACAGAATTACTACCTGTTTCTGCAAAATTAACAGAATCCGTTGTTCTAAATACTATTGCTGCATTTGTAGAAGATTGAATTTCCATCCCCTCTTTTACTCTTAAATAAAATCTATTATCAGGTATACTTTCTACCCCAACACCAACCGATGGAACTAATTGGTAAACGGTAATTGTAGTTACTGCTGGCGTTGTTACTTTTGGTTTATACCCCATTGCTTGTGCTAATGCTACAACGTTTTTACGTTCAGTAGCATAAGCCAACATTGATTCTTTTAATTGAACATCTTGATAAAATGATAGAATATCACCAATGGCAGCTGCTTGCTCAACAAACACCATACCAGGTGATGCTTCATTAAAATCGGAATATGTATTTGGAAAATAAGTTTTAGTATAATCTATAAGGTTTTGCTTTAAAGTAGCAAAATCCTTACCAAGATAATTTATCTTTTTATTATCGTTTCCCCAATTCTTATCTATCGGTTTAATTGCCATTATTAATTATTTACATTTATTTGTACTGAATCACCTAAATTTGGATTTGATGCTAGTGAAAATTTAATATCTAACCCAATCGTATGATTATCTATATCATTATTATCGTAATCAAATAGGATTTCATCTATATTTAAATATGGTAACCAGATAGATACTGCATCTACAATTGTAGTTTCTATTCTTCTATCAATTTCTCCTTCAATAATTGGTTCAAATAATAATTTCCAAATATCACAACCAAATTCAGGATTCATTATCCGTTCTCCTTTGTGTGTGAGAATTAAATTTTTTAAATTATCTTTTGCCTGGGTTAAAGTTGTATAATTAACGGCAAATATACCATTAGAATTAGAAGTTTTGTTTATACCAATTCCTAATACTTTATAATCATTTTCCGTTAAATCTTGTACTTTTACTTTACCTAGTTCTAAAGCCATTATTTAAATCTTTTTACCAATTCTGAATAATCTCTTGTTAATGCTTTCATAGTTGCATCTTGCAATGCATCTCCTGTTGATTCTAATTGTTGTGGCATACTTTGTGGAACACCTGATTCTCTATAATCCATAGTTTCCCAACCATCTTCTTCAACACTCATTTGTGGTTGTAACATATCTAATACACTTGCACCACCAGCTGCTCCACCTTCTGCTCTTTGTGCAGATGTAAATGGAGTTGTCATATTAAGAATTTCATTTAATGTAGAATTCTTTGTGTATTCTTTTTGTGGTTGTTGAACTCTCTGTTGTTGTTGTGGTACAGATGCTCTACTCTTTTGTAAAGCAGCACTTGCCGCAGCAAATGGGTCTGTACTCCTAATTGCCTCCTTTAATGTAGGAGCTTGTGGTTTTCTGTTAGAATTTAATGTAACTGCACCTGATTTAACAAGTTTCGTTAATTCCGAAATAACTTGCTGTCTAACCTGTGTCTTAACTTCATTCTTAACCACTTCTTTAATAAGTGATAATAAAATGTCTGATTTCATAGTAAAATGTATTCGTTATGTTAATAAATATAATAAGTTCAAATTTATCCCCCACTTGATTTTATGGTAGTTGGTTCAGGTGGTCTTTGAGCAATAACGTTGGATAAACTATCGGTTGTAGCAGTTAAAGAATCTTTTATATTTTGCTTTATTGCAGCGGAATCCAACTGACCACCCTCAACTAATGCACCCGCAACATCGGTTATAGTCCCCGCAACAACATCACTTATAGATGCATCTTTTTTTGCAATCCCCGCCTCTATTAAAGCAGCTGCTACTTCAGTTCCTAAAAGTACAAGTGTTTGTGGAGATGTTGCAATATCAATTAATCCTTTTAAATTCTTTTTTAATGATTTTTTTAATGTATCAGCCAATTTATTACCCTTTACAACAGATACTGGTTTTACAAAATAACCAACATATGGTAAAATACCAGGAGCGGGTGGTGCGGGTGGTGGATATTGTGAGATACACGTTATTATACCACTAACAGTTAATAAGTGTAAAGATGCACTTGCAATAAAACTCATTAACCAGGGTTGAATTGTACCCATTGCCGGAATCCTTATAGGTGTCCAAATTCCCGGATATATGTTTATACCAAGTACGGTTTGTATATTTTTTACAGTTCCTATACATGGTATAGTTGGTGTATCAATTAATGTTGTAAACGCAGGTGTCCAATATGCAGTAATTGCAGGACCAATAGCTTCTAATAAATCACCATCTTTACTTACAGATTGTGCTTTTAATATTGTTAATAAAGTTGCAAACATAAGTGGTTTATTTCCCAAAGCTATTGGCATTCCACCTATTATTGTTTTTCCCCCTCTTATAACTTTATCATATTCATTTGTTAAAAGATATGCAAATAATGTATTATCAACACTATTTTTAATAAAGTTTGTAGAATCTTCATCAAAGTTTTTTGATATAGCAACATTGGCAGCAGAAGCACTAAATCTTTTAATAACCATCGCTTGCTCAAAATCCAATGCCATAGCTAAATAGAATTCCGTCCAAGAATCCGTAGTACCACCACCAAGTACAATATCTTTGGAAAAATTACCAAGTTTAGCTGCTATACCCATTTATTTACTTAAAAAATTGGTAGAAGATAATAATTTATTTAATTTTGATTTTATAGTAGTGAATTCTGAAGGGTCTACAGGGCCATTTGGCATACCATAGTTAGATGGACCTGAGGGTGTCCAATATACTTGATTTAAAATTGCATCTATTAATTCTTGCATTATAGCAACCAACTCACCACCTAATACCATTTGTTGTACTGATGCATCTACTTGTCCTGCTCCTTGATTTTTACCTAAAAATATTTTACCATTATTTGAATTTAAAAATATTTGATTGCCACCCTCAGATTCAATTGTAACATTATTAGATGAGAGTAAATGGATTGGTTTAGCGGCATCAACTGAAAAAGTACCATCCGTTATAATACCTGTATTACCTTTTCCAAATATAATAAATTCTTTTGCTTTTGCAGATAATATAATTCTATCTGAATTTACAAATAACTGGTCTCCACTAAAATCGGATGGATAACCGGCAAATGCTTTCTTTGATTTACTAATTGTTTCTTTAAATGGAACTTTTATTTTACCTGATACAAAGTAAACGGATGAACCATCTTTGTTTATATCTTCATCAACTGTTTCACCAATTTTTTTACTATCTAATTCAGGATTTTGTTTATTACGAATGAATATACCAGGATGAGATTTACCATCCGATGATAAAAATAATTCAGATAAACGAATTGTATTACCAACTCTACCACTTAAAATAGTATCACCATTTTTTGGTTTTAAAAATTTAATCTTTTCATTTATTTTGTAACCAATATCATCATCTTTAGGTTTACTTGTTTTAGTAATTCCACCAGCAGTACTTACTTTAGTAGGGTCTAGGCCATTACCCTTATCACTACTACTATCTGATTTAGTATTTTTATTACTTGTATAATCTTTTCTATAATTTGGATATGGTGTATTAGTATATGGCAACCAAAATGTTTGACTATATGCTCCAAACATTTTTAAAATTACAACAGTTTCACCTTTAATTGGAAATGTAAAATTATTTCTATCAAAAGGTCTAGCAACAAGATTTTGTGAAGTACTATCCTCATATCTATAAGTTATTGCACCATACAAACTTGCATCTAAATCACTAAAATTTCTATTTTCGTTATAAACGGAAACAGTATCATCTATTGAAGTAGAACCACTTACAATTACTGTATCGTATGGGTCAAATTCTTTATTTGTTGGATAAACCGTATCTACTGTTGCTAAAAATGTTTCCATTATAATTTAGTTTTTATATCTTCTATTTCAACTTGAATATCTAACAACTTTTCATCGTTCTTTTTATCAATCTGATTAACAGTATCTTCCAACTCAGTTAATAGTTGTGCCTTTTCATGTTCACTTAACCAACCATCTTCACCAATACCTTTTGCTTCGGCAGCTGCCAATCTTTGAGCAATAGTTGCCAATTTAATTAAGTGGTCATCATTTTTAATAGATGAATCAATTAAATCTCTAATAATAGGTGCAAGAACTGTTGCTTCACCTACATTACGAATCAACTTACGAAGTGATTCAATCATATCTGATATATTCTTCTTTTTTACTTGTTGATTATCGTAAATATCTTTAAATAGTGATGATAAGTTCTTACCATCAAATAACTGAAATTCGGATGCCATATTTTATTGTTTACTAATAATTATTTACTAATCAAATAATTCTCTATTATAAGATAATCCATTTCTGAATTTAGAAAAGTCCAGATTGCTTTCTTTGGGTCATTTGTTATTGTATGACCTCTTAAATTGAATGATGTGTTTAACAAAATGGGAGTACCACTTATTTTTTCAAATTCTTTTAATAAATCGTAATATTTTTGGTTTTGTTCTCTTCTAACTGTATGAATCCTTGCTGATTTATCTACATGGGTTACAGATGGTATCTTTTTAAAATCACTAACCTTAACTACTTGATTCATATAAGGAACTTCACTTTCTGAAATAAAATATGTTTGATAATCTTCAACTGTAACAGATGGAGCGAATGGTCTAAACGTTTCTCTCTTCTTTACAACTCTATTTATCTTATCTCTAATATCCGATATATGTGGATTTGCTAAAATAGAACGATTACCTAATGCTCTTGCACCAAATTCAGTTCTACCTTGAAACCAACCAACAATTGAACCATTGTTAATCATTTGAGCAGTTTCTTTTAATATTTCCGAATCAGATAACTTACGAACAACAATATCATCTAAATTTTCTCTAATTGCAAGTTCTATATCGTAATCAGTATAAGAAGGACCTAAATATGGGGAAATATTATTGCCACCTTCTACTTTTTGGTGAGCAAGTATATCGTGCCAATAGTACAAACATGCACCAATAGCAGAACCTGCATCGGATGGAGCATATGGAATCCATACGTTCTGTATTTCGGTGTTTGCTTTGATTTTGCCGTTAGCAGTTCCATTATATGCACAACCACCACCCAACACTAAATTTCGTTTGTCAGTACCCTTACATTCGTTTCTTATTAAGAAGTATAATTGAGATTCGTACCATTGTTGCAAGGCAGTTGCCAAGTCCATATGTTCTTGCTCAATCTTTGATTCGGATACTCTTGGTTCAAACCCAATTAATTCAACCAAATCAAAATTGTACATATCTGTGTTGGAGGTTTTCCAAGTAAAATACTTTTGTCTTATATCAATTGTTCCATTTTCATTAACTTTTGATATGTTGTTAAATATATGTGAATATTTGGTAGGATTACCATATGGGGCTAAACCCATTACTTTATACTCACCACTATTTGGTTTGAATCCCAAATAAGCAGTTATGGTAGAATATACCAATCCCAATGAGTTAGGGAATTTTATTGAATGCGTTTCTTTAATACCACTTTTATCACAATCTGCTACAACTACTGTATCCCACTCACCAACTCCATCAATAGACATACCAATAGCTTCCTCAAAAGGGGAAGTGTAAAAAGATAATGCTAAATGTGATAAATGATGTTTTACATACGTTATTGGTCCTGTATAACCAATCTGTGTTTTAAAATAGTCTTTTAAGTTTCCCTCGTTGGTTGAGAATTCTTTTTTAAATGTTGTCCATTTTTTAAAATGCTTCAACCAACTTTTACCTAAAGTAGCTTCAACCCTATCGTATTTTAGTTTTGGTTCTTCATACCAACAAATCATATCAACTTTATCAATTGATATTTTTGCTGATTTTAAACACCATTCTATTGCTTTTAAAGGAAATGAATTATCATGTTTGATGTTTGTAAACTTCTCCTCTTCTATTGCTGCTATTACTTCACCATCTATTACTATTGCTGCTGCTGAGTCGTGGTAAAACGCAGATATTCCTAATTTAATCATAATCTACATAGTTAAGTCTCCTGTTCTGTCAAATTCACTATATAACTCCATTTGCTTGTCTTTCATTTTGTTGACAATCTTGGTTATGTAATGTGTTGGATGACCAGTCATCTCTCTAATAAGTAGATATAAAGATTTTTTATTGAAACTTTCTATGTATTCTGCTCTTCTGAATAATTCTAAAACTGCATCTGCAATCTGCATATCACGTTTCTTTGGAAAGTGATTTTCTAAATGAATATCCCAATAAGCCAACATTCTTTTATTGAATGTACGAAATTCATCATTAATACTTTCTTCTTCCCAATTGTTTTCCGTATCCCAATGGTCAGGTAAGTTTGATATAATATCTGTATCTTTATATCGTTTGTAATTTGCGTTATTATTTAAAATCAAATAGTTTCTTGCAACAATAGTAAAGTAAGAGAATGCTTTACCTTTACCTTCTTTGTACATATGAATCTTTTCAATCATAAATGTAACAACTTCAGACATTACATCTCTCGGTTCATCATCAAAATATGAAAACTTCCATTTGTTATAAACTATTTCTGCTAATTTATCAAATGCAGGTTTAATTCTATCTTTATAAACTTTATCTTTAACACGTTGGTCTTCAGATAAGTTATACTCTATGATAGCATCTTCTGTATCTTTTGTAAAATATTGTTTACTTTTGGCTTTTCTTGGCATATTAGTTAAATTGTTTGAATCTCTCGATGGTTTCTTTTATTTGGTAAAATATTGAACCTACATCATCATCCTTCTCAAACATTTGACGTTGGTCTATTTGTCTTAATGCCTCCAGTAATGCTTCGTTTCTAGTGATTTCTTTTTCAATGAAATCTTCGTATCTTTCTATTTTTTGTAAATTAATAATAATAACATA